GCTGATCGCGTAGTCGTTGGTCAGGCGCGGCTGAGGGTTCAGCAGGAGATAGTGCTCGTCAATGTAGTCGGCCTCGGCCTCGCCGTAGACCTCGCTTGAGGACGCAAAGATGTGGCGGAATCCGCGCTCCCGCTGAAGCTCGAGCACGTTCCTGGTGCCGATGGCGTTGGTGTGCCAGACGGTCTCATAGTGTTCCTCACCGTTGATGCGCCCAAACTCCGCAGCGAGGTGATACATGACGTCAAAGTCGCCAATGCGGTCCAAAGCCTGGCGCAGCTGCCGGTAATCACCGACATCGGCGCGCAGCGTCTGGGGTAGTCCGGTGTGCTGGAGTTCGATGCCCCAGACGTCATGCCCGCGAGCGCGCAACTCGTCGACGAGGGGGCGACCAAGGGTTCCGGCTGAGCCGGTAACAACGATCTTCACTTTTCCTCCACCATTGCCCAGAACTTGGGAGGCTGGGCTGCTAGGACGGTCGCAGGGTCGCCGGGGTCGAGACGTCCGACGAGGGAGTTGGTGACGATTTCGCAGCCAGCGAGGGTGGCCTCGATGACGACAAGGGGGCAGGCATCGCGCTCTTTGGGAAGGTGCACGAAGTATTGGGCTCGACTCATGTGCTCAAGGACGACGTCGTGGTCGGCGTTGACGAGCTCGACCAAGTTGATGCCGTGGCGTTGCGCCCAGATTCGGGCGTTGATCTTGCCCTTCGCGGGGTGGTCGCGGCCAGCGAACAAGGCCAAGGGTTCTTTTTCCCCAGGTTTCACACAGCCTGGGGGTACGGGCGAGTGGACGTAGGTGTCAGCGCGCCCGGTCCACTCGGCTTCCCAACCCATGTGCTTGGCGCTCATGGTGATGAAGCGTCGAGCCGTTTGGAATAGGTGCCGCTTTGCCGGCGTGCGCTGCTGGTGGTGCTGAATCCACACGACCGGCTTGCGTTCGGCAAGCATCGCCATCGCGGTCTCGGTGAGCTTGTCGGTGCCGGTGATGACGATGTCGTCGTAGTCGCCCTCAAGCGCTTGGCGCCAGTCTGGGGCATCGATCCAGTCAAGGTCAATGTGGTCGGGCTTCGCGGCGACCATGTAGTCGTTGTTCCGCTCAGCCCCGCCGGCGTATTTGCCCGGCAGCAGCGCGCTGCCTCGATCTTCTACGCGCGGGATGTGGTGCGTGAGCCAGGCGACCTTCATGGCGCCATGAGGAGGTCAAGCGCTGGTCGCCACGATTCGGTGAAAACCTTGTCGGCGTCGTACTCAGCGGCAAAGTCAATCGCCTTTTGTGATCGGCCTTGGCCTCGCGCGTAAGCCTCCTCGAGGCTGTCGACGATGCTGCCGATAATCGGGGTGAAGAACCAGGACTGCTGTGGGGCATCCCAGGTCGGCTGCACGTCAACGGCCCAGCCGTCACCGACGAGCTCGGCCTGCGCGGTGGCATTGGACACCACGACGGGCGTGCCGCACGCCTGGGCCTCAATGGCGGGGATGCCGAAGCCTTCTCCGCGGCTGGGCTGAAGCAGGACGTCCATGCCCGTGTAGATGGCGGCAAGGGCTTCCTTGGGAATGCCCATGCGGTAGGAGTAGGAGTCGACGAACTTGACTCGCTCCATTGGTACGTTGCAGGCCGCCAAGAGTGCTCGAAGGTCAAGCCCTTGCATTGCTGCGGTGGGCTCGGTGTGCAGGTAGAACCACACATCTTCGTGCCGCTGCATAAAGAGGCCCATTGCGAGGAACGACTCGGCGAAGGCTTTGCGGTCGTTGGTCCCCTTGTTTGCATTGACAGACCCAACGAGGAATACGTCGTCAGGTACGCCCATCCATTGACGTGCAGGAACCTGACCCTCGGTGCCTTGCAGCATGGTGGTCGGGCGGAAGATTGCGGTGTCAATGGCGTGCGGAATGTAAAGCGTGTTGACGTCTAGCCGCTCGATGGCGTCTCGCCCAAACTTGCTCATGGCGATGGGCGTCACGTTCGGCCTGCGCAGCCATTCCGCGACCCCCTCGGGTACGGGGAAGTGGTCAACAGGAACCCATGAAGCGATGCGATCCATGAGCTGCCAGCCCGCGCCTCGAAAGACCCAGCAGTCAAACAAGGTGATCAGCAGCGGTTGTTGATCGGTGGGCTTTCCCCAATCCATCGCATACGCCGGGATGACGTCGTTGCTGTAAGCGTCAAGCCCCCGAGGAAAGATGGGGATGCCTTCCCAGTCGAATCGCGTGCCTTCTAGTCCGTAGTTGGCTGCGACCGCGACTTCGTGGCCTTCGGCTTTGAGGCGGGTGACGACTTGCTGCGTTTGCTCGCCGTAGCCTGTCGGCGTCCACGGGGCGTTGCTGGCCCAGAGGATTCGGCGGGATGCAGTAGGCCGCGGCGAATCAGTTGTTCCGCTTCCGGGCCGGGGATGTCGATCGGCGTTCCGAGCGCGTGCCTTGGCCTTTGATCTTTTTGTGGCATTGGAGGTCAACCTCTCAGCCTTTCTGTGCGCAGGGTGAGTGTGAGCAGCCCGGCGCCCCCTGCGCAAAGCGCCGGGCTGCTCACGTTTGTGGGGCGCCTAGTGACTAGGCGGTGCCGCCGATGAAGTGCTTGACGTGCGACGTCTGCGGCAGGTTGCCGTCGACGCGGACCTGGAAGCGCAGCGTGACTTGGCCGGTGTTGAAGGCGTAGTCATCGGAGCGTGCCACGTCAATGCCACCCACCATGCGGGTGTAGTAGCTGGGGAAGTGACCAGCAAGAACGGACTTGGCGCCCGAACCCTGTGCCGCGATATGCGGGTTCTCAATCAGCGGGTAGCCGAGGATCGAGTCGGGCTGTCCCGGCTGAATCGTCGGGACGAACACATAGTCGCCGCCGCTGGTCTTGAGCTTGCGCATCGCACCGATGCTCGCGCCCGAGGCCATGATCCCGAAGCCGGGCAGGCGGCGAGCCGCACCGTCAAGGCTGTAGACGAGGTCGATGAGCTCGTCGGCATTGAACTCGCCGGTGCCGCGCGTGCCGGACACGGCGGTGCCGCCGGTCTTGCCCAGCGTTGAAGCAACGACGATTCCGTTGGGCTCGGGGGTAGCGGCAGTGCCAAGGGTGAGGCGGTCGTTCACCGCGTACCCGATGGCGTTGCCAGCCTGCTGGCCCAAGAATCCAATGACGTCGATGTTGCTGTCAGTCAGGAACTCCTGCGAGACCTGCACGAGGAAGGCGTACTTGTACGCCTTCAGCGTGGTCTTCCCAAAAGCGGGGTCTTCCTCGTCAATCGCTGCGGCTTCAGCCTCATAGTTGGCGGTTGACCAAGCCGACAGGCTCGGCAGCACCAAGTCCTCGCCCGACGCGGTGGTCAGGACGGTGACGACGCTCGGGTCCATCATCGGTCCTACCAACCGAGCCTGGTCGATGACAACATCGCTAAATGTGGTCACATTTGGCGCGTTGCTGGTGGCCTTGCCAAGATCGCGCGTCTCGAAGTTGAAACGGTGCGCGCGACGCTCGCCAGCGATCATCTCGCGAAGAATGTCCGCATCGGTTTGCGGGGCAGCCTCGCGGGACTCCACCGGGCGGGCAACATCTTCCCGGCCAGCCATAGAAGCGGCGATCTCAGCCTCGCGGGCCTCAGCGGCCTGCACGTCCTTGATGAGCGCAGCGCGCTGGTCAAGGTCAGCGTTGATCCGGTCGTACTTCTCGCGCTCCTCAGCGGTGAGGTCGCGTGATTCGGCGGCAGCGATGTCGAGAAGCTCCTTGGCCTCGTTCCATGCACGCTGGCGCGCCTCCATCTGCTTCGTCAGGAAGTCAGACAAGGTGAACACCTACTTTCGTGATTTGAAGGTTGCGCAGGATGGACAGGCCCGCGGGGCTCCCCGGCGGGTTCTTCTCGACGCGGGGCTCCCGCGACGTCGAGGAAGTTTCAGATGGCCTTGTAAGCCAGGTCAAGCTTGGCGCGCAGCAAGTCAAGCGCGGCGACAACATCGCCCTGGTCGTCAACGATCTCGTCGTCAACCTCGGGCTCGGTTTCAGGGCTCAGTTTGTCCACAACTGTGGACAGCAAAGCGGCCTGGTCGCGGGTCAACTCGCTGCCCGATTCAAGGGCGGTGAGTGCTCCAGCGAGGTCGTTGGCGTCCTCGCCAGTCTTGTCGGCGAGCGCGTCAACCGCGCGCACCTGGGCTGTCGTGGCCTCGTAGGCCGGGAACGTCACAACGGAAACCTCAAAGAGGTTGATTTCGCGCAGCTCGCGCTTCGCGCCGTCGTCGCTCCATGAGTCGCCGCCAGCGGGCACGGTGAAACCGAAGGACATGGAGTCAACATCCCCGCGCTGCATCAGCACAGAAAGATCGCGGCCCACCGTGGTCGGCGGCAGCGTGGCTTCAGCGCGCAGGCCGTGACCGTCCTCAGCAAGGCGCAGCGTGCCCGAGCGAGTTGAGCCGAGCACCTTCTCGGGGTTGTGGTTCATCAACATGCGCACGTTGTTGCGCGATCCGAGCGTGCGGCTGAACGCGCCAGGGGCGATGGTTTCGGTAAATGGCAACGGCTGGCTGGGGGAGTTGAACACGGCGGCGTAGCCGGCGAAGCTCATACCGTCGCCGGCCTCGCGCATTTCCCACTCGTCAACCGTGACGGTGCGGGTTTCCAATTGGGTCATCCCATCTCCTAAATCTGGGCGTTCTGCTCAGGCTGGAGCTGGTTGGAAGCCAGCCCGGTGTGTGCGATGGCGGGCAGGTCAAGCGCTGACAGCACCTCAGCAGGGTCGTAGCCGACCTGCACCAGCTTGCTAGCCATTTCGACGCGCTTGTCGGTCTCGACCAGCCCGGCGGCGGTGAGGTCAATGTTTGCAAGCGGCACGCGGACGATGTCGCCGCCTTCCATCGGTGGCAGGTCGATTAGCCGCCGGATGTCGTTGACCGAGTAGTAGCCGGCCTGTAGTCCGGTAGAGAACATTTGGGCCTGTGCCGTTGAGTCGCCGCGCATGAGCCCGTCGACGTTGATGCGCAGGAAGGACTCGCTGGGCAGCAGGCGTGTGTGTGCTTCCTCAATCTTGCTGACAAGCGGCAGCAGCGAGTAGCGCACGAACTGGATGGCGTTGTGCTCGACGCTGGCGTAGGACATTGCGCCCGGCGTGTTCAAGCCGATCATGGACGGCGGCACCCTGAAAATGCGCGCAATCTCCTCAACGGCGAACTGCCGAGATTGCAACATCTGTGCCTGCTCGGCGTCGCTTCCGACCTTGGAGAACTTCGCGCCACCAGACAGCACGCCGGGACGGTGCGAACGGCTGACGCCCTTGTGGGCCGCCTCGAACGCACCAACGACGTCCTTGGCCTGCTCCTGGGTCAGGTTGCCGGGGAACTCGATGATGCCCGACACGCTGGCGCCGTTAGAAAAGTAGCGGGACGCGAACTCGTCTAGCGCCTTAGCAAGGCCCAAAGTGTTGCGGACTTCCTCAACACGGCTGACGCCCTTGAGATGACCGGGGCGGCGCATCTCAGGGATGTAGAGAACTTCCTCCGACGGCAAGACTGAGCGGCCACCGTCAACGTGGTACTCGGGTCGGCGGGTCTGCGGGTTGCGCTTGACGTCGACCCGCGTGGGGTCAAGGGGGACGAGCGCGGCAACCTCGCCGCGTGAGTCGCGAAGAATCTGCACCACAGCGCCGTGGGACAGCAGCATTGACACGACGAGCTGCTGAAAGTAGTCAATGCGGGACGAGCCCGGCCCGTCAGGCTCCATGACCCAGGCAGGTCGGGGGCGGTAAGGCACGCGGTTGCCGTCGCGGCGGATGAACGTGTCGACTGGCAGCGCGCTGATCGTGTCCGACAACAGGCGCACACAGGCGTAGACAGCACCGATCTGAAGCGAGTTAGCCGAGGAGACCGAGGTGCCCGACCACGTTGAGACCGTGGACACGTCAAGACCGGCGCCCCAGATTTGCTGGTAGGACAGGTCACGCTCCTCGGCTTCGCGCGGGGTGAATAGGCGGTTGAG